CTAGCTTGCGTAATAGCATTAGGATTATACATCTCATAAGAAGTTTTTCTGTCGTTATAACTTTCATAAGCTAAAGTACCCTTTTCTTTAAAGGCTTTCAACTCAGCAGGAGTATAATTTTCTAAACTCTTACCAAGTGTTCCTTTCAAATCAGGCATCAATCTTTCACGTCTTCTGCCAGCTTCAATAGAAGCATCGTTCCACGTATCATAACCTGCCTTCATGGCATCTTTATCAAAAGTTAAAGCACCTACTAACATATGTAGAGCGCCAACTATTTTCTTTGTCCCTAATCCAATCTCATTAGCTATAACAGATATGAATGCTGCAACTTCTTCTAAGAATCCTAAGATTCCCTCATCATCTCTTTCTGCAAAACTTCCAATAACAGAATCTCCACCTTTCATATAAGTGAGAAGGTCTTGGAATGCAATAATAGCAGCACCAATTAAAGCAGGTATTAAGACAAACCTAAGAATCATCTTACCAAGAGCACTATTCAATCCTAGAATATCTTTAGTAATCTCTACAATACCACCAGCAGTTCTTATCTTAGCTAACAAGGTCATTCCTTTAAGGGCACCTTGAATGATACTAGCTACTTTCCAAACCCTGTAAGCAAGTACACCACCTAAGATTGTAGAGAATAGTGGAGATATTCGATCATACCCACTTCTAATATCACTAAACACTTGTCTCATACCAGCAGTAAATCCTGCTAAGTATGGAGTAACACCTTTAATCATTCCTGTAAGAGCTTGTAGTGCGCTTACTTGCCCTTCATCCAGACCAGCTCTATTAAGCTCTGTAAATAAGTCTGTCCAAGCATTTGTTAATCTGTTTAATTCTTTCCCTTGAGAATGGAGAGTATCTTCTAATCCATACTTCTTCATTGCAGCAATATAATTAGCAACTCTTAATAAGTCTGCATCTGTATATTTACTACGTTTCATGTTAGCTTGTAATAGCTTAACATTTCCTTTCTCAAGAGCATCAGCAAAAATCTGCTCTGCAGCTGGTAAGGCATCACCTACATACTTGTTCAGGAGAGGTCGTTAATCTCTCCCCGCTTTATTCAAGCTGCTACATGTTTCCATGCAGATCAGACTATATCTTCTACTCTTCAGTAGCCTACTGTTTCGAGTCACTTGACCCTACATGCTTACATTCATCAGCATTAGTCGTTACACGTTCTCATTTCTGAGCTTCGCTCGGTATTGCCTACGTCTTTACGTTTAGGGTTTCACCGAGTTAAATAGGTTTTATAACAGCTGGTTATATTAACTGTTGTTTTAATTCTTCCGACATAATTGAGTCTTTAGACGACATTTGTCCGCATATCTTCAACAGTGGTCGTTAATCACTGCCAGCAGCTTTACCTGCATCTCCACATCTCTGCGAAAGTTGAGATCATATCATGAGATATATTTTATATCTCCTTCCCGTTTCGAGTCACTTGACCCTACGCCTTGCGGCTGACCGTTGAACTCGATACCCTGTTAATCTAAATAACCAAACTCTTTCTTTTTAATTTTCAGCCAATCACACGCTAACTTGAAAGCCAATTCTTTTCCAAGTCTTTGTATATTAAACTGTTTAGATATTTGTTTAGTTTTACTGATAGCCCCTTTCATTGGGGTTATTCTATCAGATACAGTAGCTCTATAATATTCGTAATTCCATACAGGATGCTTTCTGTAGATAACTCCAACAACACCTGTATTGTTTAACGGATGGGTATTTCTGTTGTTGGCATTATCTACCGCACTAACAATCCGTAAATTTACTTTCGTGTTATTGAGTTTATCCCCGTCTATGTGATCTACGACAGTTTCTAAACTACTCTTGTGATTCATTACTATATGTTGTATAGGTAGATATTGTCTGCAACAGAGTTGAGCGTAACCTTTTGTATTAATTCTCATTGGAGTTACATTGTCCTCCAAACCTTTATCTACCTTAACAACTCCATTGAATGTTCCACTAGAAGAATAACATTCAACTTCTGTATGATTCTCAAAAACTTTTACTATATTATAAAAACCACGTTTAGATTTTACTTGGTACATTAGCTGCTGATTGTCCATTGCTTATAACCTCAATTTAAAAGTTATAATTATACACGCATCTTTTCAGACTGTCAAGCTCATCTTTACAGATCACTTTGTAGTGTGCGGTCTTTAGGAGTTCCCAGCAATTAAAGAAGTTTTCTAACTATTTCTAGTTAGCCCCCGATGTAAGGGCGACAAATACACGCTTCTGTTGTTCTTTACCTAAGCCCAACAGCGACCCAAGTTCACTAAATCCAGTGAACAATTTTCTGCTTCCTTCTGTACCTAAATTCCTATATGTTGAAGCAAACATTTTCTTATAGGAGTTGGCTGTTTCCATATAGCTCAAGCCTAATCTGTCAGACTCTTGCCTTACGAAACGTATTTCTTCTGCTGCTTGTTTACTACTACCTGTAACAAACTTAAATGTAGGAGCTAATGCTTGATTGAAGTTAGCCACTTCATAGGATTGTTTAGCTATTGCAGCTACACCAAGACCTTCTAGGAGATAAGAGAGTTTACCGTGCATTGCTGCAAAACCTCCCATTCTCATCCCTGCAAGACCTTCACCAAACATTACAGCTTTACCTGCAAATCCACCTCCATGATGACCACCACCGCCTCCACCTTTGGCTTTAGCAATCATGTCATTGTAGTAGGCAGTTGTTTTCTTATTACGTTCTCTTAACGCAGCATCTTCTATTTTTTGTAGCTTTTCTTGTTGATTCTTAAAAGCATAAATATGAGCATCATAGTCTTTAGCTCTTACAGACTGCATCTTAGCTTGTGTCTTAAGCTCTTGTGCAATCCGCTGTGCATGTTCTTTAGACCTTGTATCTCTTTCTCTATTGCCATAATCTGAATTGATCTTTTTCAAATCTTCAACAGACTTGCTCATGTTGTTCTTCAATTCAGCAGCAGCACCACGAGAAGCAGCACCTAGCTTAACAAACCCATCAATAGCATCTTGAATAGGTTTTATATTACCTTTAATGTCAATCGAAGCGAAGAAACTCGCTAATTGGTTAGCCATTATTCTCTATCCTCTCTATGTTAAGAGAGGGAGGAGAAAGGAACTCTCCCCTCTCATTTATTTATTATTCTTTTGGGCTTTCTCTCTAGCTTCTATTTCTAAATCAGCTATAATATCTTGCATTTCACAATAATCTAATAGGTGATCAAGAAGCCAATAAGTTTCTACCTCTTGTAATGATGCTTTACCATCAATCACAGGTCGCATTAGTTTCCAAGTCCAACCATCAAGCTCTGACTCTTTCTCAACTCTACGACTTACTTCACTATAACTTTCTTCTACACGCTTTCTTGTATACCGCTTGCGGCTAAAAAACTTCCGTAATTCGCACCAACAACAAATTTCAATACTTTAAACAATGTACCTAAGTCACCCATGAATTCAAGATCATAATTAATTGGTTGACCGTCTACAGTAGTATTACTGAGTAAACCTTTAATTAAATCATTCACATCATCTTTATCTAAATTCTGCACTAACAAAGACACAGCTTTCTGAATGGCATCATCACCAGTGTACTCACTGATTACAGCAAATGCTTCACCACCTAGCTTAGTTAATCGTACAAAATACTTAATAGAGCTTGATGTAGTGAACTTACCACACACCCAAGTCTTTCCATTAATGATTTCTGTTACAGCTCTTTCAACAGCCATTTTAAATTCTCATATGTTAAACGAACAAAAGGGAAGACAAGCTTCCCTCTCAACTTAGAAATTACCACCAGCAAACATGTTCAAGAAGCTTACTTCAAACTTCCATTCACGATCACCAACTTCTTTACCATATTCTTGTTTAGGTTGTTTGGTAATCCAACATTCATTACCTTCAACAAGATCAGTACCATTGTTATCTTTAATCATAACAGGTACAGTACCAAGTAGTGTATTCTTATCAGCTAAAGCCAATGCAGATAAATAAGCATTAGATTCTGAAGAAGCCATTAGTTTGATAGTGATAGTGCCTGATTGATCTGGGTTAGCTGAACGTGTAACTTCACCATCAGCTCCCGTTTTCTTTGTAAAAGCATCAGAGGTAAATTCACAAATAACAAAACTATCTTCTGCTACGCCTGTGATTGGTTGACCTGCTACGGTGATGCTTACTTTCTTACTTGAGTAAGTTGTAATAGACATTTATTATTCTCTTAAGTTTGTCGCTTAAATCTTCATTAAACAGAAATTGTCCCAGCCACGGATACGGATTGAATAGCACCAGCAACTCTAGCAGTCCAATAGACATTGTTTAAGAAACGATTGGCGCGGTCATTAGGGGCAGCATCTACAGCTTTAGGAACTGTTACAGTGTAAGCAGGGTCATCTGCTAAAATACCCTTGTCTTGAGCTTGCTTCAGAACATTACGAATTTGTTGCTCAATTACAGAAATTCCCGCATCCGTATATGCGATCTTACCGAGATTAACAAGACGAGAATAAATTGCAGTGATGAGGTTAGCTTTAATCCAATCAATATCTCGAATTATGTCAGCATAAGTACCATCACTCATTTGACCATTCAGGATAATGTTTTGACCACCAACAAGTTCATATGTATTTGCATACTTACTACGAGCATTGTTAGCTTGTGTATCAGTTAAATTATCTACTGGAATACCTGCTAATGCTTTAAATGCTTGGATGTTAGCACCAGCATCTTGGGACAAGAATACACTTTGCAATGCAGCTTCAGGATACAAAGAAGGTGAGCCACTGTACATCACTTGAACATGATCATAACCAGCAGTCTTGAGTGCAGTGGCAATAGAAGTAGTATCTGAACTTAAAGTAGTATTAATAATGGTTGCATCACTAGAGCTAGAAGAATAGAATTTCTTAGCGCCTTGTGCCCATGCAGCAATTTCTAGTACGTCTGCTTTCACATGACTGTATGCAACTAAACCATACCAATCATTATTAGCCAACTGTACAGTATTCAATGCAGTGGTTAATGTTTCAGCAGTGGTGTACACTGGAGTTAAATTAGTTGAAGGTAATGCTGCGAAAGGAGTACCACCAACTTTAGCTGTAAGGATTAAAGTAGATGTACCAGAAGCAGTTACTGGACAAGAACTATCAGCATTGATTAAAGTAGTAAGGCCAGTTATAATTTCTGTAGCTAATGCTGTACTATCTGAAATATATGTGTAAGTGTTGGAATAAGTAGTACCATTACCAATTTGAACAGAATAGCTTGTGTTGTTAGCCACTACAGGTGTGTAGGTAACAATCGTTGAATCTTGACGACCAATAGCAATTGTACTTACTGAGATAGCTTGACCAAAGAATGCTTGTGCTGCAATGTACTCATTAGAATTGGTAGGGAAGTCAACTCCAACTGATGCAAGATCAGAGTATGTGCGGTAACGATCAATCCAAGCCTTGTGAAGACCTAGGAACAATGGAAGGCCAAACCCAGCTTGTGTGACAGCTTTTGTTTGACGATCAATCGTAACTTGAACAATAGAACTTGTAGAAGTCATGTAATAACCTTTGTTATTGTTGTGTTTAAAATATATTACGGAACAAGGTCGATGACTTTAGTATTTGTATAAATAACGTCATCGTTTTCATTCGTATAAGTTTCTGTAGTTTGTACATGCTCAATCCAAGACGTTGCAGTATCTACATCAGTTGTCATTAAGGTAAAGTAGGAATCAAATAAATAACGTTGTTCCCAACCTGTCCCTAGTAATCGTGGAACGTGTTTAACTTGGTCTACTGAAAGTAGTCCCATGGGTATTTTATCAAAAGCATTTAATACAGATGGAAAGGTAAGTCTATGTGCAATCTGAAGAGCCTCTTGCATTGCAGTAGCTCCAATACAACAAATATTAAGAGTTACTTTCCACAAGGTCTTAGAAGTGAAGTCTGTATTGTTTGTAAACTTATTCTCATTCTGCCCTTGTTGTAAAAGGTTCTGTAATTTGAAGGTTACATAAGTGTCAGTAAAAGATACTTGACTTTGTTCTTGCTTTAATATTTGTTTATCTGTAACAGTGGCTAGAATGTCAGCTATTTGCCTCTCTAACCCAAGGGTATCAATCATATAACCCTCCAAGTCACTTCATCATATAAGTTAAGAGATTCACCTTTATTCTTACCATACATGAGAGGATGATCACTACCTGTCTCTACACGCTTCCTAGCAGCCCACGAGGACTCGTTCTGAGGAGAGTAGGTAGTGTCTATACGGTGTTTAATAACAGTACTCAAAGCGCTTCCTATTGCGTTTAACGCTATATTAGGATTCTCAAATACACTACCATTAACTACCTTGGAAACAACACTAGCTACTTCAACAGTGTCCGCATCATTGATCATAAAACTATGACCAGAGTTCAATCCCCATTTAGACCAATAGTGAAGGTTACTAGCAAGAGCAGCAGTAGTGAATACACCATCACCTCTCCAATGTGGATCGGAATCTATCCAACCCACTTGAACTACTTTAGGTTTATTAAATTGTTTAATTAACTTTTCTAATCCAGATACATCTATCTTAGTGCTGATGGTTGAATCAATCATGATAGCTCCACATCTGTTTTATAAGCGTAAGCTTCATATCCAACAAAATTATTTACTTTCCAAGCACCTACTTTAATAACTGTATAATCCTCTCCATCAAATGTTAATTGATCTGCACTCCACACCTTACCTTTCTCTTCTTGTTGACGAATCTCATCAACTGAGAATATTCTGATAACCTTTTTAGTATTAACAGATTCAGGAAGGAATGAAAGATTAGATGTTTTGATAACAGGGGTGATTACACAAGTCACTTCAACTTCAACAGGAGCAGCTTGAACTATCTCACCGCTCACAATTGTATATGGGGCATATCGTCTAATTATTTGTGTTGTAGGAGCTACAAGGGAGAATGGGAACTTTTGCATTAGTAGAAAGCCCAATCTTTCCCTGTGTAGGGGTAGTACATGCTATCTTTATTACAACCACAAGATAACTCTAAAGCTAATAAAGCATTCTTATACTCTAATCCACCACTGAAGGGCATAGCGTCTAAAGCACCAATGTAAGATTTATCTTTGATAAAGTCATTGATAACAGCTCTGTATTGCTTGCTTACTTCACTCCAAACTTCAACATCACCATACACTTCTCGTGTAGACTTCTGAGCTAAGATCATGGCAATAGAGATAGCGGCCATTCTAGCCGCCTCCCTTAAATTACCTGTTGTACTAATGAAGTAGTCATACTCTTCATCTTCAAGAATTGGATAAAATTGTACATTACGTGCATTGTCACCAATCAAGAGTCTAACAACTTCAACATCTGATAAAGCCATTAATTACTCCTTACGAGAAAAAGAACAAGAATGCTAGGGCACCAATACTTCCACTACCATCTACTGATGTGGTTTGATTACTAACGTTGATTGTGCAGTTAGTGCTTCCACCATAACCATCAGTTAATGTAACAACAAAACTATCTGTACCTGTAAATCCTACACCAGCAGTATATGTAATAGCACCAGATGAATTTACTGTACCTGTACCATAAGCAGCAGGAGTAGTTACAGCGTAAGAAATTGTATCCCCTTCATTGTCTGTAGCAGTAATCTGACCAGCTAAAGAAGTTAGAAGAACATTTGTTACTTTTGGAGGTGTATCAACTGTTGCATTGTTTACTGTGAAAGTTCCTGTTGTGGCTGGACTTCCAACAGACAATGTAGCAACTGCTGTGGTTGGTGCTGTGTGATTAGAAGAACTACTTGTTAGTTGTACTTTAATCCAATAGTTTAATCTTACGAATGTAGTTGAAGATGTGTATGCACCATAAGTTACACCACCATCTGTACTAACAGCATATTGATAACCACTACCGCCTGTACCAGAAATAGAACATGGAACATCTGTTAATGCCGTAACGCCTGTGACCTGAATAGGGTTACTGGTATACTGTGTTGAAACTGTTGCACCATTCACTGTTGTAAATGTAAATGGATCAGGAGTAATGTCTGCTACTCCTCCTTCTGTTACTGTAAAAGAGAAGTAATAAGATTTACCTGCTGTAGTTCCAGCAGAAGGGATCAACCAACCATTTAGAACACCACTACTTGTTGTAGTAATACCTGTATCGGCATTTACAACTACATCACCAAAAGGAACATAATCGAATTCAGCACCATTCACTGTATGACCTTGTGCTGCAAACCAATATCCTAAATAACTATTGTCTGTAGTATTAGCACTTGCAAAAGTAGGAGCCTTAGTTTCTGATGATTTTTGTACAATAGTTTGTGTTGATGCTGCTGTTTCACTACCATTTGTAAAGGTAAATGTTAAGACAGTTCCAGCACTAGGGTATGCTACACCATCAGCACGATCTTGAATCGTAAATGTTGGGGCGTTAGCTGTACCCGATATACTTGAGATGGTAAGAGATTTAGTTCCACTTGCATAGGTACATGTGATACTAGGTAATGCACTAAAACCTGTAAGGGATGCTGCTATACCTGTTTGTCCGGCAGTTATTGAACTTCCACCATTGATACTTACAACTGTCTGTGGCAATGCACCAGAATTGATGACAATATTCATTGCACCAGCAAAATTCGTGGCATCTGCTCTGAAGTTAGTCCAAGTCTGTGCACCTGTAGCTGTAGTTG